CCGTCTTGGAAGTAGAACCCCCTAGAACTTACTACCTCGTATTCGTCTAAACTTAGGCCGCATTTAGAGAACGCACTAGTAACTTTTAACTCAGCGTCAGCATGTTCCAGTACTTGTTTCATTTCAGCCTTAACAGCTACCTCAGTTCCGAGAACCGTAGCGGCTGCCTTCTCAGGCGTGAACCCGTAAAGCTCAGTAAGTACTGACATTGCGCTCGATGCCTCAATAACGCCTTGCTTAACGTTTTGAAGTAGTGTAATGATTCCAGTAACGCCACCAACAGACCCTTTAAGTGCGGCCTGTGATTCGGCCTCTTTAGACCCGACAACATTGTCATCTTTTTCAATCGGTGGGAGTCCCGCTTTTTCGCGGATCTCATCCTCTTCCATAACCCCGACAACCGTAGACTCAGAGAACTGTACGCTGATCGGTTCGGTGTGTTCGATGGTCAACCTACCCTTATAGCCTTGCACTTCTAGTAAGTCGTTAAATACCCTTTCTAGGAACTTCTGACGGCCTGAGATGTAGGTGTTATTGAATAGCTCGTAAGAGTCTATCAATTGGCTGCGACTTGCGAAGATTCCATCTTGTTTGATTCCGAATAGGTTAGGGTCTGTTACCCTATGCCCGCTGAATATCTCTTGCTGTACTTGCTTGTTCAACTCAGCATAACGTTTATCAAGGTCGTTGCCTGATATTTGGTCAATGTCAACACCTCCGCTGTCTCGCCCGTTGGCGAAGTTCAACACTATTGAGTTGGCGTTATCCGTTCCTGTGAACTTACCTATAACTCTATCTTCAATATCTTCTTTCTCTTCCTCGGTTGGAACACCATCATAAAAGGTAATAAGTGTACCACCAATAAACCCGTTCTTTATTCCGTTCAGATGAAAGTTAGCTATCTCGATGTCCATTTCCACGTATGGAACTGCACCGATATAACCGGGTATCGGGTAAACATCCGTAGTCGGGTTGTACTCAGAGATGTACAGGATCATCTTCTGGTCAAACTTATTAGGGTCGTAGTCTGGAAACCACTCCAAGTTATCAGGCTTGGCCTTCTTCCATCCATCAGGTGAGTACCACCATCCATCATTACCCTTTCCTCTACGGTATTTCTTGAAGTCGCAGCAATAAATCGCTGTTATTCTCTTCTGTGTTTTATTCGGGACAACCTCCAACAAAAAACCGTTGAAGATTTCAAGGTCAAGTGTAGTCTTATCGAGAATATCGTTAAGCGTTTCCTTTGGGTTTGGGCTGTTTAGAAACCTACTTACATCGGCCTTTTGAGCTTGGTCTAAACCACTATCATCCAGTTTAAACCCTCCGCCTGTTATGTAGTCAACCTTGCCGTTGATAATCGCGTTGTGCTTTGCGCTGCGATTGTAAAGGCTGAGAAGATAGTCTGGGTATTGATTTGACCAACCCGCAGACGTTCCGAATTTTATCCAATCTAAACTCCTCTCCTCACGGAACTCAGGCGTTTTGTGTGCGTCTAGCTTTATTACTCTTACGTTACCCTTCATAAACTCCGTATGTGGTTGTTATTTCGTATTCGGTGTCAGTTGCCTGAGTGTCTGTAACAAGTGCGAACCCTCGCTCTAATTCGGTCAACCCTGTCGGGTCTAAATTGCTTGAGCTTGAGTTAGCGAATATTCTGTAGATGTACTCACCTTCAACCAATGTAATTCTAGGAATTAATGGATCTACACCCGTTGTCACCTCCCTGATGGTTAGTTTATTATACCTCTCAGGGTGCGGGGATGAATCGGTACACACCCCATAAGTGAACGCCCTACTTGACTTGTTTTGAAACTCAACCAAGTAATAAGACGCACTCCCCTTTTCTGTAAGCGTTACAATAGGGTAGTTGGTGCTATCTCGTGTAATTCTTATCACGTTGAGGCAACAAAGATTTCAAGGTCAACGCTTGCGGTGTCCGCTTGTGCGCTAATGTTGTCGGCCTCGCTGAATGAAGCACTAGCCCCTCCTGTCGCGTGTACCTCAAGATCATCATTACCCATGATAAAGGATTGACCCGCCTCAAGTTTAATGAAGAAAGTATCCGACCCTGTATCACTTACCCCCAACGTTACAAAATTGGTATCATCGAGATTTGTTACACGGATGTATTTAACCCCAGTTCGTAGGTATGTACCTTGACTATTCGCAGAGTCAAACGCGATAATATCAACCACCGAAGTCGGGACGGTCATTATTCGTCTATCCGTTTCGTTGATGTTGGCGATGGTCTGAGTGAATGTACCTCCTTGGTCTTTACCTTGGATTGTTACCGCTTCTGTTATTGTAACGGTCATTGATGCCGCTGTGATTGTTGAGGCCATTGAGTGCTTTATTTAGAAATAACCTTTAGGGCTATTTCGTTTTATTTCAATAAAAAAGCCCCTACCGTTAGGCAGAGGCTTTCTCAAATATTTCCTTTCTATCAGTTAGTGATCGTTCCGAGTAGAGTGTCTACCGTTCCCGATGCTGGGTTGATCCTCATTACAGGGTCTGGCTCCATACCTTCAAAGGCTAACTCGTAACCGTTACGGTCGCCCGGTGCTGTACCTGATCCACCCGTAGATGCTACCATGTCCAACCCGTTAGCGTGGCCTAATACCCAAAAATCCCCGTCTCCGTTTGCATCGTCTGGTATCTGTGTTTCCACAATAGCAACCAAACGATTCTTTGCAAGTAGCTGTACCTCCTTACGCTTTGAAGTCTCTAGCTTATTCATAACCATTGAGATCATTGGCTTGAAGTATAGACTTCCAGTTGCCTGATCTGGTTGCGGGTCATCGTTAAAGCTAGATGTCTCTCTTCGTAGCTCGTACTTGTAGAACACCGCTGAGGCTGAACCGATCGCTGTAACCTCGCCCGAAGCGATGGTCGGTGTAATCGTTTCCCAATCAGCTAGCGTTGCAAACCTGATAGACTTGATACCACCGATTGCGTCTTTACAATCTAAACTAAATCCTGTTGTTAATGCACACGGCATATCTTATCTGTTTAAAGGGTTAATTAAAGTACGATCTTAGCAACCTCCGCTGGGATAGCAATTTGTGCAGCCAACTTGAACTCAGTTGTAAACCGCACCTTCTTCTGATCCTTAGAGTACCAAACATCGAAGTTGTCCATGTCGCTAGCTCCGTCAACTCCTACGAAGAAGTTAGAACGTCTACCCGCGTAAACATCATTCGTTCCGTTCAATCCTACTACTGGGATGAAAGGGATAGTAGTACCAGGGAAGATTAGTCCCGCTGAACCTTCTGGGTCAGGGTTGCCAGCTCCATTGTTAATAGCTGCTCCGTAAGTAGAACCACCCAAGATCAAAGATGCTTGCAATGCAGCGTAAGTATCATATCCTACGAAACAAGCGTTATCACCTTGATCGGTCAAACCGTTCTCGGCTAGTGCGGTGTAGATTCTCAAAGCCATCTCGTTCGCAGTTGTCGCGTTGATAGCGGTCAATGCAGAAGCATCATAGATTGAAGTTGAGTTAGCGTCAATTCCGTTACCAGACATTGCAGCAATGAACCCATCAAAGTATTGGTTATTACCAGTACCAGTTGAGGTGTTGCCTTGCCATAGAGCAATATCAGCCTCTCGGTTGATCTGAGCGATAACGTCATCCAAGATAACTTGAAAAACCGCGTTAGACTCTACGCTGTCATATCTTGCACCCGCTCTCATCTGAGCTGATAGATACTTACTTTCCAAGTCCTTTGGACACCACTCCATATCTACCTTCATTGCACCCGGTACGAGTGAACGTTGGCTGAATGTAGTGTCTCCACTTGCGTTGAATCCGCAAGAGTCAGACTGAAAATAAACCGTGTTAGCTACGGTAGGGAGTTTATGTGTTCCCTTAACACCATCGACCACAGTTACGAGGCCCATTGTTTTTGCACCGAGTACAGTTGCAGTCTGTAGTTCCGCTTTCTGCTCCTCGATATAGGTTACTAAACCTGATACGTCAAATGCCATTTTTTATGCTTTTTGAATTTGTGAGTAAACTTCTTTTGCGGTCAATTGTCCGCTTGATCTCTTCTTGAAAGGCTCTTTAACCTTCTTAGTCTCTTCTTGAATCGGTGCGTTTGCAACCTCCTCGATCAGTTCAACCGTTGATAGACTGATCTTCTTGAACTCAGCCGTAACATCCTCAACGTCTTTTGATGTTGCTAGGTCTTTCAACTTAGCCTCGAACATCTCCTCCACGCTTTTAAGGATGTCAGCCTTTAGAGTTTCCCCGAATTTCTCGGCATCGAACTCATCCTTTACAGGCTCATCTTCTTTAGCCATTTCCTCACCTTCTTCGGCTGGAACTTCTGAGGCTACTAGGTTAGCAACCACGCCCGCCTCGACTGTGATAACCGAACCATCTTCTAGCTCAATATCCCCGTCAGCGGCTTCCATTAGCTCACCCGACTCGTCAATCACTTGAACAGTTGCCCCAACCTCAACGGCTGGTTCTATTCGCATAGTTGTACCGTCAGCGGCTTTAACGTCTACAAAGTTTTCCTCTGTTGGCGTTTCTATCTCTTCTTCAAATAACACCTTTTTAAGTGCTGAAAGTTTCTCTTTGACTTTAGTCTCGATGTCCATTGATCTTAGATTTATACTAATAAATAGCTGTTATAGGTGAACCGTTCTAATTTGAGTTAAGCACCCTGATTATCGTTTCAATCAATTCTTCATCTGCAATGCGTTCTGCGTACTCCTCGAAGATTCCCTCTACGCTGAATCCTGTAAATGTGCCGTCCTTTACTTTAGCCCAGACCTCATCGTTATCAACTTTGAATGAACCGAACCATGACCCGTTAGGCAACTCAGGGAATCCGATAGGCGTAGGCTTGCGCTCGTCAATGATGAAGCTCTCGAACATGAATACATCCTCTACGTCCGTTTCGTGCATTAGATTAACCTCCTTTGCGCGTTGCTCTTTGCTGAATTTCAGCACTACATTCTTAATTGTGTCAGCGTCAAACTGTACATAGTA